ATTTTAAATATGAACAAACTTATGCAACTTATCAAGTGTAGAACACTTTGGTTCGTGTTATTCCTAGTAGGTGAACAGGTAGTAATCAGTTATTGCCATCGACGTTCAGCTAAGCATTTAGGAGAAGGCATGCAGAACCATGAAACGCGTAAAGATGCAATATCTTTATCTAAGCGTATTGCACGTGAGATCTTCCGAAGTCAAATCTTTGGTTTCGACTCACCTGTTAAACTTAAGAAGTAATAACCATGAAATACACAGAAATATCTAGCAATACATTGGACAGTATCCTTGACAAAGAGAAGCAACCCAATGTTTCCAATTTATTAATGGGTATCCGCGAAGGAAAGCTCCCAACTCCCCGAACTCCACTTTTCAAAAGTGAATCCGAGTCTGAAGTGATGGACGGGTGGCTGCAAATAATTTCCCGTATCCCTACTGTGACTCAACGTTTAAAGGATTACGAGGAATCGAGACTGAGTAAAGTAGGACCACAAGGTGGCTATCCACCACTTAGCGAGAGACGAGAGTCACTTGAGGACTACTGGACCAAAGGCCAAATCGAACTCCCGAAACCCGAATTCTACGATGAAATGGTAAACGACGTACGGGCAAGACTATTCAAAGGTATCAGTGGCTTAAGACCACAAACTTACGCAAATGTCATCGCTACTTCAGCAGAGAAGGATTCTCTTAATACTAACTCCGGATGCCCTAGTTATACTAAGAGAAGTGATCCAAGCACTCAGCAACGTGCTATCACCGATGCAGAGACTGGACGTTGGGAAACGTATCCAGCAATTCTCGGCTCGCGAGCCCAACGAGGATCAGACAGATTTATCTTTATGTTTGCTATGTCATGTAACCTCGTTGAATTATCATTCGTTAACGTTATCCTTGATGTGATAAAACGAAATGAAGTACTATCCTTTGCAGCGTGGAAGGGATTTACTCCGGTCGTTGATTCATTAGATAAACAGCGAGTGCGCGATAAGGCTCAGTACCTCGCTCTTGATTACACAAAGATGGACAAACACTTTAATGAACTATGCACTCAATTCGTTATAGATGTGTTGACCCCTGTATTTCAACCTGAATCAAGAGAGCTTTTGCAAACATCGTTACGGCATATCAACACAGTAGACGTCATGGTTGAGCCGAACAAATTAATTACAGGGTTCCACGGAATGCCAAGCGGTTCCGGGTGGACTAATCTTGCCGAGAGTATTCTCTCGTTTGGGATTATATCACAAACTGCTAAAATTCTAGGCGCAGAATTGTCAATAGATGCAATCTGTCAGGTCCTAGGTGATGATGGTTTCCTTGGGTTGTCCAAAATAAACTCCGAAGCTGCAACTGTATTCGGCGAAGTTGCATCCAAGTTTGGTATGGTAGCTAATCCAGACAAGCAAGGTGATTCGACCGAAAACTTTAACTATCTGCAACGATTCTTCGATCGTGACATCTCATTCGATTTAGAAGGGAGAGATGTTATGGCGGGTAGTTATCCCGGTATACTAGCATTGAATACCGCGATGAATCCAGAGCGCATTCACGATCCCGCGAAGTGGGGACCGGAGATGGAGACACTACGGTGGATAATGATTCTAGAAAACTGCAACGAGCACCCGGGCTTTCACCAGTTAATAGACTACTTTATGAAGGGCGATAAGTTCAAATTAGGACTTCTGACCCCGGGCTTCTTGAAAAGAGGAATTGTCGAATCCTTCAAGACAGCTAAGGAAATTAAAGGTTTCGTACCCTCGTACAACCAAGAGAAGATGGACAAAGGTATCCAAGACTTCGATGTGGTCAAGTACTTACGTACGAAGCAGCCTGGCTAGGGCTACTTCCTGGGTAAAACTCTCTCGAGTTTCC